GTGGGTTTTCATAATTAGCTTGTGACATTATGATCGGTAGCTTTGACACATAAGTACTATCATCAACAACATGACGTACTGTAGTGACAACAACTACTTCTGATTTGGTATCCATATGACTTGTGTATACATAGTCAATCTCTTGGGTAAAGAATAAACCAAACTGATTCCCTTGATTTACTGCAGATATAACAGACTCAAGTGTAGAGTAGTTACTTCTGAAGTGTGGGTTCTTGCCATCTTTCTTGGCAGTCACAGCAAGTTTCTGAAACTCTAGCAATGCTTGTTTCAAAGTTGCAGTAACTTTGGGGTGTGCTTTACTTGGCACAGTTTTTTTGTTATTAGTATTTGTATCTGTCATGTATGACCTCCATTATACAGATAGTTAAAAGGGTAAGTGGGTCTGCTTACCCTTTCTTTGTTATGCGAATTGACCCACGCTTATCTCTTTTGACACAGAGTTTGTCGTTATATATTTCTGACTCATTATCTTTCATCTCTGCTTTTAGTTCTTTCTTTGCATTTTCAAATACTTTTGCATTTTCTTCATGCAATAAATATTCTGTACTTGCTAGTGCAAAGCTATTACTTCTTGATACATCACGTTTGACTTTGCCATCAATCGGTATGTTGTCTTTGATACTTTGTTCTACCTTAACTTCATAATCGTGAGGCTGTGTATCATGTGTAACATATTCCCAAAAGTCTTTAATCTCTTTGAGCATCTCACTTTGATATTGTTCGTTAGCACTAACAACTACACAATCATGCTTGTTGCCAAAGATAACAGAGAACACCATTTGTGATAGACCAGATATATACATATAGAACTGCATCTGTGGCATATAGTAATCTAACATATAGCTCATATCATTACGACTATGTGTGTGCTTACATTCCACACCAATTTTTCTATCTCGATCTTCTCCATCAAGTGTGCCTTGTAATTTTATACTGCCATACATTTTTGTATATGCAGACTGTGGTACAAAGTCATACTCATAGTATTCTTGTAACCACAATAAGTTAAAAGTTTCTGTGAAAGAACCTAATCTAACATTGAACTCATGTCGCAAATCTTTACGACCAAGCAATCCCATTTTGATTTTCCATAGTTCTTCCCACTTACCTTGCATCAAAGATACCATATCACTACCTCTGATGAAGTCCTCACGCATAGGTGCGTGACGTAGTTCTGTTGTCATAAGACCTCCAATCTTGCTATCAGCATACTACATTTATTGTTATAAATCAAGCACTTAATGTGCTTTACCATAACCTCTGTAATCAGCAGTCATACCTTTGGGTTGAATTTTTTCATCTCTATCTGAATAATATTTAACAGACATGAAATAATTCATATATGGTTTTGGTATGTACCGATCATAATCTTTTTCTTGCAATGCTTCAGGTGCATCTTCAAATCTTTCTTCTTCCATTTGCTACTCCTTTTTTAATGCTATTGATAAATAGTAAATCATATCATCAAGTTCACTACATTCAATATTGTTATCTTCACAAGCTGTTTGAAAGTCATCAACTGTCATTGAACCAATACTTGTTATGTTTTCTTTTTTACTTGCATTTAAATATTTATCTCTTGTATCAACTGCTTTTTGATAGGCATTTCTTAATTTTTCACCTTCAGTTAATTTTTCTTTAGACATTTTATTCTCCTATTGCTGAAATAAGTTTGCTTGATACTGCCTCGACCAATGACTTACGATAGTGCAGCATTGGTTCAATAAACTCATGGAACTCTGCCACAGTTGGAAAGAACTTGCAGTTCATAATGACTTTTTCACAAGCATACTTCATTATGTCTGCAGGTACATGTTCAAACTTTTTGGCATAGACTTTAGCTTTGAAGGCTAGGTCTTTCTGTGTCAGGTGACTTTGCTTGGCTGTGCATACCATGACTTCAATGAGCCATTGATGTATGTCTTTGGGATCAGCTACAGTCATACACTCACGCAATGCTTTTATTACTGCAGGCTTGTTTGCTTTGAGTTGATAAGCACACTCTGATATTGCAGGCATCTGCCAACGTGCAAACACATATTGATTGTTAGTCTGTTCCGTTATCTTGCAATTCATTATAGACTCCAAGATAGAAACTGTCGACTTGGTTACTTTGTTTGGGTCTGCACTTGCTTGTTCGACCAGAGTCTTTGCGATCAAGTTGTCTTTGACACCATTGGCTATAGACTTGATCCCAATCTCCTCTGCTGTATTGGTTTGTAATATAGAAATGTTTGAAGTATTTAGTTTCTCTATCATGATTTACCTCCGTATATTGATTGATTACTTCTTGGCTTGGTTGCCAATCTGATGTTAGTTTCGCCACAGATAGTTCTCCCAATAGTTGTTGTACATTTGTTCTGCAAAGAAATCACACCATTCTTTTTCGTATTGAAGCTTTGGTTTCACATTGTAGTTAATAAACCTTTTGACTTCAGCCACATCTTCAGACTCGCTGATTTTATCTTCAAGTCCTTTGATTTCTGATACCTTTTGCTCCCACTTAAGGTATACACTGTTTTGTAGATTAGCCATCTTTTCTCTCCTTTACATATATATCAGCTATCCTTGCAGGTATAACTATATCACTATTACACTTATCACAACACCTGCCATGTGAAGTTATAGGTTCAGGGTTGTGTCCTTCTGTCCAAATTACTTTACCTTTGGCATTGTATTGTGGCTCTATTTTATTACCACATATGACACATTTCATTTAATTATCTCCTTAAATATTTTGTCAGGGATTATAGCAACCCATCTTGGATCACCAGTTTTACGTTTATACATAGCAATATCTTTGCCTTGTAACACTTTGAATACGCTAGGGAATTTGTCTACTGCTCTGTATTTTATTTCGACCACATACTCTATATTGTTGATGACTAACTTTATATCACCAGTATGCTCACCACCAAGGCTACCTGATAGTGGTACTTTTTTAGCAGGTAACTTCCATGAGTTGAACAACTTAACAAACCAGTTCTCATGGTAGTTACCTTTACGCTTACTTTTGCTTGTCATTATCCCAAAAACCTTCAGGTAATTTTTTCTCTAATTCTTTGATTCTTGACTGCACATCATTTAATACTTGATACAATGATGTTAGTTTGCCACAAAGATTTGCTTCGTCTGCTTTTTCTCTAACCATTTTTATTACACTATCCATTTAAAACTCCTCATCTGTTGCTGTGATAGTTAAGTATACCTGCAATGCTTCACACCAACATAGCAGGTTAAAGAGTCTAGGCTCACGCACCATACGTTCCCATTCTCCAAACAGTTTTGTATCTACACCAATATCCAAAGCTATTTGTTCCTGCGTTAGTTTTCTAATTCTACGCAGGAACACTAATCTTTCTACAATTGATTTGTATTGATACTTTACTGTGTTCTTCATTTGAAGTTCATATGTTTGATCTGACTATCTAGTAATACATTCTCGATAATACTACTAGCTTGTTTGTCTTCATATTGTCGTTCATGTACTTTGATAGTCATGGTAGTCATCTTGTTGACCCATGATTCTTCATTGAGTCCACTACGATCTACTCCAAGTGCTGCCATGTGAGTATAGATAAGCCTATACTCAGGTGGTGTAGCAATACTTGCGATTGACCTACAAGTAGATAACTCTTGTTTTTTGAAACCTAATATTGTCATTGTTAACCTCCATTGTATTAGATTGTTCCGTAACTTCCTTTCATATAGAACATTGAGTTTGGTCTGTTCATATATGATAACAACTTACTATTTCTTTCGACAGTAGTTTTGTGTTTATTTTTGACATCAACTGGGTGAGATATCCAATGTGTTACTGCATTGTATAATGCCCATTTGTTGTTGCCAATGTTATGTTGATAATCACCCCAATGTTGCATTAGCTTTTGATACTGTGTTTCATTACGATACTTACCATCAACTGTTGGTCTTGGTGTGTATGCAAGTTTATTGAACATTGATTCTACGTCATGTGATGTGACTGGTGTGTTGTACCATTCACGATAGCGCTGCTCATTACCTCTGAACTCTTGAACAAGATGTTCGATATGATCAAAGTTATAATAGAACTTACCATTATGTTTCTGTGTATAGTTGGCAATCTTATCAGCAGTAGTGCAACCATTTAAGCACCATATCCTGAAGCCATCTGCTGTAATCATAACTGACCAGACACCATTGTAAGAGTTACGAACTGTTACACGAAATGCAATGTAGCCATTGAGTTGTGGGTCTTGTATCTGTATGTCACGACAAGTGAAGGTGGCTAACATCATTTGTCCACCTTGTAGCACTTGTATGTTTGGCACAATGTCATTGGATTGTCGCTTCATCATATCCCATATTGGTTGTATGATATCTTTGTTTTTGACTGGTCGATATGCAGGTGAATGATTGCCAAGATACTGATTGTCTTCGGCTTTGACTATCATTACTCTGTCATTACATTCTATCATGTCATCATATGTGTAGTTCATACGATCTTGATAGCCACACATAGGCAATGTTTTGATATCGAAATCATAGTCATCTATTCTTTCTTTGAGTTGAGTGATTGTTTGTATGTGATTCATTTGATCCTCCATATGTTGATTTCATTTAACAATCTTTTGCTAGATAGGATAGTACCTATTACACCAAATGCAAATATGCTCATGTGAAATAGTACATAAACATCTCCTGCATACTGTAGTGCAGTATATATTGAGAGCAATGTCACAATGTTACTGCATATTAAAGCTATAATATGAATCATAATTTATCTCCTATAATTTAATTCATCATTGGTTGCTATGAAAAAGTCGAGCTATTACACTATATATATCGCACCCCCATCAGAATAAGTAATGGTATTGAGGACAGCCTTTCGACTGTCCTCGTTGGGTGTTACTTGTTAGATAACTTAGCTACTAGCTTTGATGGCTTGTAAACTGTTGGTGTTTGATAACCATTGATTCTTTTATCTAACTCGTTGCTGTACCAGTTTGACATAGCGTCAATCTTAAGTACCATGACACGAATCCTGCATAGTGCATTGTAAGCGTCTGCTTTGGACATCTCTTTCTTGTCAAGTCCATCTTTGTATAGTTTATACATCTTCATGTGTATCTTGTCTGTTGCGACAGATACTTTATCAAGTGCCTCTCTTGCAAACTCGTCTTCGAAAATCATAGTGTATTCTGCTAGTGCAAAGTTGAGTGTTGCTATACTGTTATCTAGTCTGTCCTCATCTCTTTTGATTCTAGACTGAAGTCTGTCAACATTTTCTCCGTTGATAGCACCATCTATGATATTCTTGTGTGTTGATTCCATCTTAGTCACTTGATTCTTGATAGACCATAACTCGTTAGAGATTATCTTACCAACTCTGATGAAGTGATGTAAGTTCCATTGGAAGTTCATCTTTCCATCTTTGTTAAGATACTGCTCGTCTGCGTCAAATGTACTCTTGTTGAGAAACGATAGCTTGTTAAGTACTAATGTTTCCATCTTTTCTTGAGTTTCGATATTTATAAGTTCCATAGTTATCTCCTTGTTAGAACGTTTGTTAACCTCGTATCTCTATACAGATACAAGCGAACACACCATTATGTTCAAGAACTCCAACTCTTACAGAATGAAAAATGACACAAGTGAAAAATCGTCTTTGTCGAGGCGATAAGCCGAGCTATTTTTTACTTGAACGAACAGTTAAATGTAAGAAGCAATCATGTAGCGTATGAGAACGAAGTTCGTGAGGAGCGTAATTATTGCGACATAGTGGTGGCATTTTTCGTTCTGTAATAGTTCATCAAACCTGATATACTCATAAAGGTGTGTGAAGCCTCTGCCTGAAATGTCCATTAATGTTTGTGTAGCGATTTGATAAAAGTTTTGGTCTTGCTTTTTCAAAAGTAAGAATCTTGGTTCTTCGATTCGGAAGAACATAAGTGTCTGATAAATAAGGAAATATAAAATGCCCTTGACAACTGTTTGTATAGTGTTCCATAAAGAGGGGGTAAGGGGGTGTTTATGTTAACACAAAGACGTATTACCAAGAAACAGATGCTCCTTGTTGATACGATTGTAGCAAAAGGCTGTAGCATAAAAGAAGCTAGTATTATTGCAGGTTACTCAAAAGGAGATGCTGGTAGAGTGACAGCCAGTAAGACTTTGAGACTGCCACATATACAGGAATATATGCAACAGAGAGTTAGAGAAAGTATTGGACTTAATGCTACGATAGCCTCTCGAAAGGTGCTTGATCTAGCGACAAACGCTAAGAGTGAGTACGTTCAGCTAGAGTCAGCTAAGGATATCTTGGATAGAGCAGGCTATAAACCAGTAGACAAGTCCATGAGTATAGTGACTGGAGGTATAAATGTTAGCATTGATTTGTCCTGACGCATGGGGGTCAAAAAACTGCTACTACCGATATGCAACACGTCTTACACAAACAATAATTCTTAAAAAGGTACGCTTATGACAGTAGAAGCAGGTAAACAACTAGGTAGAGGAATAATAAATTCTATCATTACTTACTTTGGTGCTGACTCAATGGATATACTAACCCCTGATGGATTGCCTGAAGAAACTGTAGAGTTCTTAAGAAGAATGTTAAATCATTATTCTGAAAAAGATAAAAGATTAGCTGAAGCTAAAGGAACAGACTTTGCAGATCAATTAGAAGATTATTATAGTACTGGTGTTACAAGTTATTCTATGTTGAATAGTTTTGGAAAGGTTGGTAATCTTTTTCGTATGCAAGAAGATGCTAATGATGCTGCTGCTAGTTTAAAATATATTCTTGGCAGATTTACAGTAAAAGAAGTTGAAGAAAATGGTATTCAAGGTTATCGTATATTTGATAAATATGATTTTAAGAATAACCAAGAATATTTTGAAAGTATACTTCCTGAGATATATCAAGATGCTAAAGAAAGAGGTTATGATACTTCTGCTGTTGATGGTCAGTTATACATGACACTTAAATCAATAGATAAAAATTTAGCAAAGCCAAATCGTTCTATGATAAAAGCTATTGCACACCCTATAGCAAGAACATTAGGTGGGTGGTTTATTGGAGAAGATAGACCTGAAGAAGATAAAATTAAAATAGATTTTTTTATTCCTAAGGAAAAAGGAGAACCTTATTTAGAAGATGACACAGTAATGCCAGTTAAATATGCAGATGAATCTATTCCTGAAGTGCCAACTCCAAGACCTGAAAACTTTTCTGCATATATTCCAAGTGGTCCTATGGATAATAAAAGAGCCAGTATGTTTGAATCTTTTATGAAAACTATTATTCCTTCAGCAGAAGCAGCAACAATAACAGAAGAACCTGAAAATGTTAAGACACCTTTTCAACAAGCCTTTGCTGATGCTAGAGCAAAAGGTGATGCAACATTTGAATTTGTTAATAAAGATGGAATTACTAAAAGTTATACAACTGAGGTAGCTGATGGCTAAAACACCTGCATGGCAAAGAAAAGAAGGCAAGAATCCTAAAGGTGGTTTAAATGCTAAAGGTCGTGCTTCATATAAAGGTGGCACATTAAAAGCACCAGTAAAATCAGGAGATAATCCTAGACGTGCAAGTTTTCTTGCTCGAATGGGAAACATGAAAGGACCAGAGAGAGATGCAAAAGGACGACCTACTCGTTTATTACTATCGCTTCGTGCTTGGGGTGCTTCGTCTAAAGCAGATGCTCGTGCAAAAGCTAGAGCTATTAGTAAAAGAAATAAAGCAAAGAAGTCTAAGAAAAAAACTTAACCAACTAGAAAAGGAGAAAGCTATGTATGGAAAAAAGAAACCAATGAAAAAAACAAATGGTGGACTTACCAAAAAGCAGAAAACATTACCTGCAAGTTTGAAGAAAAAAATTATGGCTTCTAAAAAGAAAAAGTAATGGCAGTTAATGCAGCAGGTAATTATACCAAACCTGCCATGCGACGTGCTTTGTTTAATAGGATAAAAGCAGGGAACAAAGGTGGCAGAGCAGGTCAATGGTCAGCAAGAAAAGCACAGATGCTTGCTAAACAATATAAAGCTAAAGGTGGAGGGTATAGATGAAGAAAGCACTAACCGATAGACAAAAAGCTACACTTAAACGTCATGCTAAACATCATACTGCAAAGCATATGGCTAGTATGAAAAAAGATATGATGGCAGGAATGTCCTTCACAGCTAGTCATAAAAAAGCTATGAAAAAAGTTGGGAAGTAATGGCACTTGCAAAGTCACAAAGGTCGCTTCGTGCATGGACTAAACAGAAGTGGAGAACCAAATCAGGCAAACCTAGTACTCAAGGACCAAACGCTACTGGTGAACGTTATTTACCTGAAAAAGCAATTAAGGCTCTTTCTTCCAGTGAATACGCCAAGACTTCGGCTGCTAAACGCAGAGCGATTAGAAAAGGAAAACAAGTATCTAAACAACCCAAGTCGATTGCTAAGAAAACGAAAAGCTATAGAAAGTTTTCTTAAATGAGCTTTCTGCATATACTAAAACCTGAAGAAAGAAGAATATTAAGACAAGTTGTTAAACGTGTTCATCTTAAACATCACCCTGAACAATTTTGTACAGACCGAGAAGCTGATAAAGTTATTGCTGTTATTGGTCCTGAAACTGTAGATAAGTTGTTACGCATAGGAAAGAACACAAGGATTGATACAATTTAAATACAAACCTGATGGAGATGTCCTTAAGGCTTTTATGAAAGACAATACTTTTTTTCGTGGTATTAGAGGTCCAGTTGGTAGTGGCAAGTCCGTTGCTTGTAGTATAGAAATTTTTAGAAGAGCCTTGATGCAAGAACCTGATAAGTCAGGTAAGAGAAAAAGCAGATGGG